CAATAGTTTCAAAAAATCCTGTTGATTCTAATCCTAAACTAAACCCACCTATACCCGAAAATAAATCAAGTAATTTTAATTTCATTGTTCCCTATTCTGTTTTTTCTAACGCTTCTTTTAAATCTTTTATCTCATCTTTTAATTTATTGATATGATAATCTTTAATGTTGTTATCAGTTTCAAATAAATCTATTGTTTTTTTTAATTTATCTATTTCTGTTTTTAATTTCTTGACTTCTTTATAATCCACTTCATCAAATATTCCAGAGTATGTCATGGTAAATCCACATGATGATCTTTAATTTTATCATATTCTCTTGGTGATAATTCTGGATTTAATTTCTCACAAAAAGCAAGTATTAAACTTCTCATTTCAGAATTATTTAACAAATCAAAACCTGCCATTTCAAAAATTAAATTAAATTCTTTAGGATTAAAATTAATTTCTTCTAAATTATTTATTTTTCTTTTTATTTTTTCATATTTTTTCATATTAAACTCCACACATTCCCTCACATTCATTATTAAACATATCTAATTGATCTTTGTTTTTATCTTCATTAAAATCAATCTCATCAATAGGTACGCATTTTCTATTTAGATACATAGCATCTTTCATTCCGGTTATTTTAGTAATTAACTCTCTGTTCTCTATGAAAGATTTTTCTAAAGCAACAACCTTATCCCATTCCTCTTTATTAGATTTAACTCTTTTCCATTCTTCATTGGAATGGAATGGACAAAAAGTACAAGCTGATCTAGGTGGTGTTTTATTATAATTTTCTTGAAACCAGCTAATACATTTTGCTCTATTCCAACCCATATCAATTAAAGGATAAACATTATTAAAATATTTTATTTGATTTGTTTTCATTCTTTGTACTTCATCTGTTGATATACCCATTAACAATTCAACTTCAGTACCATTCTTTCTTCTTTCTCCTTTAGCAAGACCAAGTAATTGTCTTATTTTTTGAGTAACAGGTTTAATTTTATAATCAGCAGTACAAGCTCTTCTGTTCATACCTTTTTTACCATGTTCATTTAAAGTAAAAATTGGTATAGGAATTTTTTTATATTTTCCACTTGCCATTAATTCTAAATCTTCTTTTAAATTTCTATCTTGTACTACAAACAAAGGATAAGATATTTTAGTTTTTAACCAATCCAACCATTCAATTACTTCTCTAGGCTCTGCTCCAACATCTGCAAAAATAGCTGCGTCTACCATAGGAACTTTACCTTGCTCAATTAACATGGCTAAAGCTGAACTCTGTACTCCTGCACCTAAACTTAATATTCTTAATTTCATTTTAATACCTCTATTTTTTTAACTACTGATCTTGGAAATACAGTTATAGTTCCAACAGTTAGCTTATCCCCATCATAAGAATATGATGTAAATATTTTAACCATCTTATCATTTTTACTAAATAGATAACCGGTATCTTCGCACCAAGAATAAGTTAGTTTCTCAACATCTTCTAAACTATCATACCAAGATGGATCAGTTACAATATCTTGCCAAATAATTTTTACCCTTTTATATTTAAATTTTGGCTTCGTACCAAGCGTCATATAAATCCTTTATGGTTACTTTATTTTTAGTTATCTCAACTATTTTCTTAACCATTTCTGGATTAGGAAACCTTTTAACTCTAGCAGTTAAACACCAACGATTAACAGATGTACCCGGATTTTGTCCATCAAGTCCCAGCATTTGTCCAAAGACATAATAGGATAGTTTCTTATCTTTTCTATATTCTTCAAGTGTCATAATTCCTTTCTTTGTTTATCTATTATAGAGGTATATATTATATATTTTATTTGACAAGATAATAATTTAGTTTATAAGTGTGTAAAAAAAAGGAACTTATGAAAAAACAAGAAGAACTAATACAAGAAGCATTTGCTTTTTATAATGGGGGTAAAGGATTGGACCATTGGTCTTACAGTTCTACATCATCACCATTCTCAAAAAATATAATTAACTATTCTTTTCCACAAGAGGTGAGAAGAAAATTTGTATTTAGATACAAACCATCATTCGGAAATTTAGTTAATAACACAGTTCAAAAAATGATAGCTGATGTAATTCACGTTAGTAAAACAATAAAACAAACTGCGTTCACAAAAGAAGAAAGAGATTACAAGACAGCATTTGAAAGTGAATTAAAAATTATAAAAGATAAACCACCGGTAGACGCAAAGGATGAGTTTGCCAGAGAAGAAATGCAACAGTACGCACACGATTGTATTGGTGTAACTAAAAAGGTTGTGCAAGATATAATTGGTAAAGATAAATTAGTTTGCGAGAGATACGTTGAGCATAAAGAAATGACTATGCTTAAACCTATCATTGGTAGAATTGATTATGAAACAAAAAAATTATTTATAGAATTAAAAACTAAACCACCTAATATTAGAAAAGTTAAAAACAAAGAGGAATGGAATATGAGTTCGCAACCAATTCCAACTGAACCTACGTTTGATAACTTAACCCAGACTTCGTTTTACTATATGTGTACTAAGAAAATACCATTCTTAGTTTATGTCAATGACAAAGAACATATTGTGTTTGACCAATCACATGAGTTAATGAAGAAAGACCATCTGGAACACCTTTACTTTAAAATGTGTGAGAAGATTTTATTCTGGGAAAAGATGATTATGTTTTGCAAGGGTAGTATTCAAGAACTTGCAATGATGTGTGAGCCACCAGATTTAAATCATCCATTTTATTATAAAGACTTAGCACCAGAACAACTACAATTAATAACTAACCTATGGGGAATGAAACATGAGTAAGAAAAACATATACCAAAAATTGCACTCGGCTTGTATTGAAGCTGGTAGTGTTAAGAAAGCAGAAAAAGTAAAAGGGATGCACTTTAATCCTTTATTGCATGACGCAGTACAAGAAACTGCAACGCAATCATTATTAAATAATGGATTGTACCCAACTTGCAGCTACCTAACAGAAATAACAGATAAGAATATGGTCATGGTTATATGTACTATGAAAGTACATGACGTTGATGATCCAACACAATTTGTTTTAGTAGATGGATGTTCGGCAATGGGTGGATTAGATAAGTTTGGTACGGGTCAAGCTATGTCATACTCAAGAAAGTATGCGTTCTTAAATCTGTTAAATCTTAAAACCGGCATTAAAGATGAGGATGGTTATGAAGCCAAACCCTTTAAACAAAATTCTGTGGAGAAATCTGCAGAGCCTACATACATGGATGAATCTGTGAATGTAGATGAAATAAAAGATGAACTTAAAAATGCTAAAACTATACAAGGGTTAAATCTTGCCAAGAATAAGCATAGAGATAGTGTTCATTTTTTACTTAAAAACAATTTACGAGCATACAGACAGATAACTGATGTTGCTGAAACTCGTGAATTACAATTAAATAATGTTCAACAATAGTTGAAGATAACAAAAAGGAAATAATATGAGTGAAGAAATAATATGGGTAAACTTAGTACCTAACGAAAACAAGTCAGCAGATAACCATCCGGATTGGGTAGCACCCGCAAATCCTAATGCACCAGAGGGTAAGAGGTGGACCATTGGTACAAAGATAGGAGAGACTTGGCACAATCCTGCAGGATGGAACGCAAAGGATGAAGCTGGTAATTTAACTGGAGCAATCAAGATTAAATTAACACCTAACAATCCAAGTGCTGTTCCACAATCAACTGGAAATAAGGGGTTTCCAAAAGCACCTATTTCTGGTAACAAACCAGAATACAAGTTTTAATTAAAAAGAAAATTTGTATAGTCTTAGAGGGGTTTTTTTCTTTCTTAGTTCCCTTCGTTAGTTTTCCCCTCTAGGACACAAAAAAATATGACAGTTAAAATCGCAGATTTAGATAAAGAGATCAAGGCAAAGATTATTGCTGAACGTGAAAAAGATTATGGGGATTATCAACATAACTTTATTATGTTAGCTGAAATGTTTACATTGGTACTAGCAGATAGCTTAAAGAAAAGAATTAAACCACACCAAGTAGGTCATATTATGATGGCATTAAAACTTTATAGATCAACAAGAGGATATAAAGCTGATAACTATCATGATATGGGAATATATAATAACATGGCATTTGAACTACACAAAAAAGAGGTTGCCAAAAAGGATAAAACATGACAAAATATAGAAGAATCAAAAACGGAGAGTGTAGTTTTCAAATTACCGAAGATTTTGATTCAGTAGAAAAGGCTGCAAATAGTTCCAATGATGGAACAAATGTAGAAGTAAAAATTGAGAATATTAAACTTGATTTTACAACAGTAAAAAAGGAGCATGATGGAAAACATCAAGATGCGTCTGCAGAAGCTAA